CATGCAGGCTGCGTATCACGTTGCAAGCCAAGGTGGGCAGACGCTGTGTTTTTCGCTCGAAATGCCGGCCGTCGATATCAACGATCGCCAACTATCAGCGCTGTCCAGCATCCCGTTGTCGCGGATTCGCAGCGGGCAGATGCACGAGGACGATTGGCCGCGAATGACAGACGCGATGGGCCGTCTCCGCGACTGGCCGATGCGGATCGTCGACATGCCGGCCGTGACTGCCCGCGGTGTGCGGACCATGGCCCGCCGAGCCCATCGGAAAGCCCCGGTTCGGCTGATCGTCATCGATTACTTGCAGCTCATGCAGGCCCGAGACGCGACCCGCCAGCGCCACGAGCAGCTTACCGAGATTACGTCCGCACTCAAGGGCTTGGCCCGCGAATTGTCGTGCCCTGTGATGTGCCTGTCTCAGCTCAATCGCGGCGTAGAGCAGCGGCAGAACAAGCGTCCGATGATGGCCGACCTTCGCGAGTCGGGCGGCATCGAGCAGGACGCGGACAACATCGCGTTTCTCTACCGCGATGAGGTTTACAACGACGATTCGCCGCACGAGGGCGTCGCCGAGGTGATTCTCGGCAAGCAGCGCAACGGCCCCATCGGACACGTCGAGCTGGCATGGGATGCCGAGTGCGTGCGGTTCCGCGATTACACCGGCCCGAGTCGTTCCGAGCGCGAGCCCCGCAACGTCACGCCGATTCGCAAGACGGGAGGGTTCAGCTATGAGTAAAGACCCGCTCGAAAAATTGAAATTCATGCAGCAAAGCGCCGAGCACGAATCTCGCCAGCAGGAGATCCGCGTCAAAAAAGCGATTGCGGCGCAGTTCCCAGCGGCAGCCGAGGACGCACGCCGTTGGCAGGCCCTAGGCCGGACGCTGGGGCCGATTGCGTATCGGGATGCCGGCGGCGAGTGGATCACATGGGAGGCGGGGCGATGAGCGAAACCCGAGAAATCGAACGGCTAATCCGCGAAATCCGCTACCAGCATCCGCTCGGCGTCACGACGTGGAGCGCGTGTAGCACCGACGGATGCGACAACACGGCCCGAGGCGGGCGTCGGTGCGTCGACTGTCTGCATGCAGATTTGAGCGCGATTGTGGGGCCGGTGGAGGCCGGAACATTCGTATCGGCAACGCGGCAAGCGCATCACAGCGCGGCCCGGATGCTGCGGGAGTATCGGCGATGAGCAGCGGGAAAATCCAGTTTCGCGTTGGCAAGGGTGTTCTGGCCCCGGCTGACGATTTAGCAGCCGCTCAACTTCGCGAGAAGGGCTACAACATCGGCGATCTGGTCAACGGCGAAATCACTAAGCCGCGAAATTCTGGCTTTCATCGCCTCGCCCACCAGTTCGGCGTGCTCGTGTCTCACAATTTAGACGACTTCGAGGGGCTTGACGGCCACCAAACCATCAAGCGGCTGCAATGGCTGGCGGACGTAGAGTGTGAGCACGTTGCGATCAATGTGCCCGGTTACGGAACGATGGAAGCCCGCTGGCCGCGCAGCTTGGCGTTTGGGTCGATGGACGAAGGGCGGTTCAAGCCAATGATGCGAGCGCTTGCGGGCTACGTGGCGACGAAATATTGGAATGACGATGTAGACGCCGACGAGGTTCTGGCGATGGCACAAGAAATGGCCGGGGAGGCCGCATGAGCATAAAACAACTATTCGCCCCCGATTTCTACGTCTGCGACTGGCAAGACGAAATTGGTGAGGGTCGGTTCGCAGTGATCGCGGCTTGCCTTGATAGCGCTAACGAGATCGCGCGTCAGGATCTAGCCGAGGCTGGTGTTGACGGCGTCGTGCTGTACCGGATTCGCCGGCCGGGGCTGATTGAGCGGTGGAGTGCGGCATGAGCCTAGCCCAACGCAAGCCCATCCAGTCACCGCGCCGCAAGAAGTGCCGGGCCGAATCCTGCCGCCAGTGGTTCAAGCCGCACAACACGCTGCAGACGGCATGTAGCCGCTCGTGTGCGCTAGAGATTGCGCGCGTGGAGCGTGCCCAGGAGCAGCGCGAGAAGGACAAGGCCACGCTCAAGGCACTCAAGACCCGAAGCGAGGTGCAGAAAGAGGCTCAGGCAGCGTTTAACGCATGGGTCCGCGAGCGGGACAGTGATCAGCCTTGCATCTCATGCGATCGCGAGCCAGACGACGCTCAACTGCTGACCGGCAGCCGATGGGATGCCGGCCATTACCGAAGCATCGGTGCCAACCCGGAACTGCGCTTCGAGCCGCTGAATTGCCACCGCCAATGCGTGAAGTGCAATCAGCACCTATCAGGGAACGTTGTCGATTACCGCATCCGGTTAAAAGATCGAATTGGTGAATCCAATTTGGAATGGCTCGAAGGCAAGCACGAGCCCAAAAACTACAACAAGTCAGACCTGATTGAAATTCGCGATTACTACCGGCGCGAGGCTCGAAAGTTAAAGCGTCAGCGGGAGGCAGCATGAGCCTAGACACCCCCGACGAGATCAGCGAACTCCGGAGCCTGGTATACAGCGAGTATGCCGCCCGTCTGCACCCGACATGGGCCGATGCCATGCGTCGCTATGTCGATGCGTATGACCGTGCCGTAGAGGTCAATGAGGCGCTAAACGAGACCAACGAGCAGCTACGAGACGAGCTGCATCTGCTCAAGCGAGATCGCCGTCGGCTTATCACGCGCCACAAACAGCGAATTGGGTTCTACCAGAATTTGCGAGGTGCAGCATGAAAAACCGACCGATACACGTACAGCACCCGGCCCGCTGGAATGCGTCGCTATGCGGCATGACGATGAGCCGAGAGCACCGATACACCCGAGGCCCCGGCCCGGTTACATGCGAGGGCTGCCGGGCGGTGGTCCAGCACTGTCGCGATGGCGTGAAGCTGGGGAGAGTGGACAACGTGCAGGGGTCGCGATGAGCACAATGAAGCCGTCACGACGTCCCGGCGAACACGGCGCGCAGGGCGTGCGTCACCCGGAACTGAACGAGCCGTACCCGTGCGACGACTGCGAGCTATTCGCCGCATGCAGCCAGCGGGCGCAGTGCTGCTCTGCGTTTGCCTGTTATGTCATGGGCGAGCGATGGCGAGACGAGCCGCGAGAGCCGACCGGGCGGATGTATGGGTATGTGTTTGGAGTGGCGGCCTAACACCTAAGCTCACTCGCCGCGCTTGCGCGGTCGAGTGCAGCGCCTCGTTCGGACGGAACACAGGAGCAAGAACATGAGCAATAAAACCGACGCAATAGCCACGACTTCAGGGATCAGTCTGCTAGTGGCTGTAATCATAATTCCGATTGCCGCCTGGTTCACACACGTCGTCGTATGCATACAGGCCAGCGAATGGTTCTTGCTTATTGCCGGCGCGATCATGTTCCCCATCGCAATAGTGCACGGGATCGGAGTTTGGTTTGGCGTGTGGGCGTAGTAGGCCGAACACCGCTAGCTGAATTGCGCGCCCGGCGAGCAGCGACGACGGCAACGATTCGCCGCGTCAATTCCAGCGGCTTGTTATGCCGCGAACTACAACGGAGAACGGAACATGAGCGAATACATTGAAATTGAATACATAGGTAGCGACGGACAGGCGCTTTATACCGGCGTTGGCGCTGAAGGCGAGAACGACGAAGAAAGCCGGTCGCTTTTCGAGCGGGCGCAGCGGCATCGGTGCGGCGATCGCGAGGCCGAGTATATCTGCGACTTGCGCTCGGACACGGGCGACATTATTGACACGGTGCTACTAACGGGTGCCGGCTATCGCGCAGTGACCGGGGAGGCTGAAAAAGACGAGGCCGATTATCGAGCTATCGAACACGCCGAACGGCAGAAATCGGTAGCGGCATAACACATGAGTTCAGCCGTGGCCGCGCAGCGGTCATCGGCTGCAACGATTCGTTATGTGCGAAAAGGAGTCAAAAATGGAATTAGAGTATGCAGAGTGCGGAGATTGCGGGCGTGAGCTAGAACAGGTCCGCCCCGGGAAACACCAATGCTGCTTTTGCAACGGTGACGGCTGGACGTTGGTTCCTATTCGTGTGACATCTGAAATGAGCGCAGTTTATGCAAATGAAGCTGGCGCGTATCAAACCGCTCAAGAGCTTCACGACGCAATGCTTAAAAGTGCGTATAACACCGCTAGCTGAATTGCGCGACCGGTGAGTGCGACGACGCCAAAGGGTTAGCGCGTCAATTCCAGCGGCTTGTTATGCCGCGAACTACAACGGAGAGAACGATGCAAGAACGAGACTATGAAGGCGAGGAATTGGCCGCATTTCCGTACACAGTTGTCCACGAGGAGATGAGCCCGGCTGATGTCGGCGTTCCGCAGCCGAAATTCAAGACCTGGGGCGAGGCGTTGGCAGCTCAGGTGAAATGGAATAAAGACGTTCCGGGACACAAAGCAGTGCGTAGGCATAACACTTGAGGACAGGTGCCGCCGCAGGCGGTCACCTGCTGCGATTCGTTATAAGAGGCCTGATATGGAAGATGAAACTGTAAAAGAACTACTCGATGTGATCAGGGAGATGCACAGCGTGATGACTGCTGCGCAACGATCCGGCGATTGGGTCGTGGATGGCGCAGCTGACCCGGACGCTGTCATGTCCCGTGCCGAATGGTATTTGTGGCGAGAAGGCTATAGACGAGATTCCATATCGGGGCAAGAATTTGTCTTATAACACTGCTAGCTGAATTGCGCGACCGGTGAGAAACGATTACGCCCAATAGTTGCCGCGTCAATTCCAGCGGCTTGTTGGGCTACGAACGGAGAAAAGATATGGATAACGAATATGGGCTGATTGTTTCATTCCCAGACCAGAGCGAAACATTTGTGCTCGGTTTTGAGGCCGGGATGATCTGGCAGCGGCTTGAGTCGGGCGAAACGGAATTTGAGGCAGTCGCGCACGCTGGCAACTCGGAGGTTATATATCGCATGGCCAACGCGAAAAATCTGGACGCGAATATTCACGAATCGGATGTAGAAGGGTGGGTCGAGGTCTACATAAAGCCAAAGGCGAAGCTGAAGCTAGTGAAAGGCGGGCTGTCGCCCAACACGCAATAAGCGCCCGAAGCTAGGTATAGCGCCAAGCAATCCCCACGCAACAGACTGATCACAATGAAATACCCTAAATCGCACATATCGGATCACGGATAGAGGGCGACGCATGAAACGAATCCTCGTATGCGGAGGCCGTGATTACGCCGATCGCGACAAAGTGTTCTGGGCGCTGGACTCGATCGACGCCAAGCACGGTGTTGGCGAGGTCCTCCACGGCGGCGCGAAGGGCGCGGACAGCCTCGGCCACGAATGGGCACGATCAAATCAGCGGGTGTCAATCACAGTCATGGCGAGATGGGACACAGACGGCAAACGGGCCGGCCCGGCGCGAAATCAGCGGATGCTTGACGAATACGGGCCGTGTGCCTGCGTCGTATTCCCTGGCGGGTCAGGGACGGCCGACATGGTGAGCCGGTGCAAAGCCGAGGGTGTCCCCGTTTGGGAGGTTGAGGAATGAAGCGACAGGAGCGGAACCGCAAATACCGCCGCATCATCAAGCGGCTTGACGAATACGGCAATTGGTATCACAGCAAGCGAGGCCACCTAGGCCGAAACGTCTCCGATCCGCAGCAGGAAAATCCGACGCGGGTGCAGAACCGCAACGATTTATACAGCAATCCCACCGCTCAAGACGTGGAAGACATGGACTACGACGACCGCCGGGCGCTCACGACCGAGACCGCGTTGAACGAGCTCGACCGTGGCATGTATGCGTTGCTGATGGTGCAGCACGTCCACGATCCGGAGATCGACACGGACTCCGAATTGTCGGGGAAGACCGGATATCCGCGCCGCCATATCGGCCGGGACATGGCCCATGCCTACAAATTCGTTGAAAGCCATATAGGGATGCTGATTCGCATGCAGAAAAAAGCCGCTTGATAAAAATCGTCAAACAGGGTATTGCGTTTGCCGCAAAAACATGCGATAGTCTGATTAAGTGGAGTTTATGCCCGCATAGCAAAGCAAGCGGGCCACAGTTTGCGGATGCGGCGAAAGCCGTTGATGAAGAAGTCGGGTGCCTCGGTCGAAAAAGAGCCCGCCAATAGCTTAGATGCAACGCACGAGTTTTAAGGCGAGAGATCGAAGTAGGCGGCAATAACCCCGGCCATCCGCAATATTAGTTCTCCCGCTCTCTCGCATGTATAGCTAGCTACCGCATGCGATGAACGGGCATCGCGACGCTTAATCGCGTCTCTCGGCCTGTGCACGGGCCGTTCCTATTCAATGGGAGAGCGGGCAATTCCACGTGGAAGCGGTCGTGATCCCACCTATCCAGCCCCGGACGTGTAAAGCGCCGGGGCTTTCTGTTTCGCGCCCAATAAAACAACGTCGGACACGCACGAATCTAGCCGATACGTTGAGGGCCGATTATAAGTCGGCCCGATAAAGGCGCGCCAACGCCAGTAACGGGCCTCGCCAATCACGACTTGCGGGAGTCGTTATGACTGGACGAATTATTACTCGGCCTGAAGCCTTGGAGCAAGGCCGTAAGTATTATTTTACTGGAAAGCCGTGTAAAAACGGGCATGTCGATTGGCGGTTTGTTATTTCTTGTCGTTGCGCAACATGTGATAAAGCATACAAAGCGCGGCATCGAAGAAATAATAGAGAAAGAGAAAATGAGAGGTGCAGAGTCTGGTACCGGAAAAACAAAAGACGAAAATCAGAGTATGACGCTAATTGGTACAAAAATAACAAAGAAAAAGATTACGCGAACTGGGTCAGGTGGCGTTCTGAAAACCCTTTAAAAGTAAGGCTCAAAGGTCATAGGCGTAGAGCGTTAGTTAAAAACGCTACTGATCCTGAAGTTACTAAAGCAGATTTTTTGGAATGGCTAGAGGGCCAGGAAAAGGTCTGCTATTGGTGCAACGCCAAGTGCGGCGAAAAGTTTCACATAGATCACTATATGCCTCTTGCAAAAGGCGGGAAGCATCATCCTGATAACTTAGTTATTGCATGCCCGTCGTGCAATTTAAGAAAGAACGCTAAAGACCCGTATGAGTTTGCGGCCCAATTAGGCCGACTCTTCTAATCTCCCCTGAGCACGTTCCCCCGCGTGCTCTCCCCGAGCTGGCGTCTCCTCTCCGCCGCTCACCATTGCCCGCTCCGGCGGGCTTTTTTATTCCAGGAGGCCGCCATGGGCGACCTGTCCCCGCATTTCAGCCGGCACGAGTTCGCGTGCAACTGTGGCTGTGGGTTCGACACCGTTGACGTTGCCACGCTCGATGTACTGGAGCAGGTGCGTACGCATTTCGGCACGCCGGTGACGATCACGAGCGGCTGCCGATGCGCGGACTATAACCGCCGCATCGGCGGTGCGGTGCATAGCCAGCACGTGGTGGCGCGTGCGGCTGATATTCAGGCGGCGGGCGTCGATCCGGACACGGTGCATGACTATATCGCCAGTGTGTTGGGCAGCACCGGCGGCCTGGGGCGCTACAACACGTTTACACATGTCGACACCCGCACGAACGGCCCGGCCCGGTGGGACGGATGATCCAGATTTATCTAATGTTCGGCGGCTGGGCACTGCTCGGCCTCATCGCACTGATCGAGCGTGCGCCGAACCTGCCGTGGCACGACTAGGAGCAACATTATGAATAGCAAACCGTTTTGGGCGTCGAAAACCATCATCGTCAATATCGTGGCGCTGATTGCTGCCATCGCCACCGCGTTCGGGCTGGATGTCGGGCTGGACGCCGAGACGCAGGGCACGATCGTTGCCGGCATCATGGCCGTGGTCAACGTCGGTCTGCGGCTGGTCACTGATCGCCCGGTAGGTAAATCGTGATGCGCCGGTATGCGCTTTGCACACTCGCGCTGATCGCGTTTCTGCTTGCTGGTTGTGCGACAACGCAGAGCTACGAGCGATCGCTGATCACGGCCTGCAACGCCTACGCGGGTGCGCTCACGACCGCCGCGTCGGCCCGTGCCGATATGTCGCAGTCTCAGGTTGATGCGGTCAACGCGACGCGCGAGATCGTTAACCCGATCTGCACAGCTGACGACATGCCGGATACCCGCGAGGCCCTGAATCACGTCCTCGACGCCACGGCCACGGTCACGCAGATCAACGGGAGCGAGCAATGAGTGCTGCTGTCTATGCCAATGCGGCGATCGAGATCGCCCGGTTCATCGAATCCACGCGGGCGCTCTACGAGGCTGGTGTAATCGACGAGGCCGAACTGTCCCAGCTGTGGGAGACCGTGGGCGTCAACGTCAAGCGCGCTGACGCGCTCTGGCAATCTGCGGGTCCGTCAGTCGGGCCGTAACCATGCGCCGCACCCTCGCCATAGGCTGCCTGCTGTGCGCCATGGCGTTTGTGGGTGCGGCTATTCGGGATCGATGTCGTGGGCTTTTTTTAACGCTGACTCGATCAGTGCAGCCTGCGATTCGGGCTGATCGCGTAACCACTTCGCAACCACAGGATCCACGCGAAAGGTCATAGTCACCTTGCGATCAGGGGCCGGCGGACGGCCAGCCCCTTCGCGTTTGCCGCCGCGTTTATTCGACATGGACAAATTCCATGAGGCTTTTGTTGGCCGTGCGCTCAGGCGCTTTAAACGTGCCCTGAAAGACCCAAGCGCCGTCGATCAGTTCGCGCAGGTCGAACATCTTGACCTTGCGGCCGTTGAAGGTGGCCTTGCGGATGTTCTCGATTTTCGTGGTTTCTTTGCTCATGATCGCTCTCCGTTCGGCTTCGTGCTTATTCGTCGTTGCTCGGGACAGCGGCATCGGCTGCCTCAACGTAATTCATCCACTGCTGGTCAGTGATGCCTAGGTCCTCAGCCTTGAGCGCGGAATTTATCGAACCGAAATTGCGAGTGAACTCCACGTCGTAGCCATCGGCCTGCATTGCGTCGGCCATGTGACGAACCTGATCGTCGCTGCTGAGGCCGGTGCTCTCGATGTTGATGTAGTAGGTCATTGGTCTTCTCCGGTGTGGTTCTCTCTGCTGTTGAATATAGTATTGCAAAAGCTCGGGCCTGCGTCAATACATTTTTCAAAATAATTATCAGACGATAGTCGTACGCTCTCAGTTGAATATAGTTGACCGCAATGCGCTACGCCCTGCTGACACTACTGCTCGTGGGCTGCGCATCGACGCCGGTATCCGGACCGATCGAGTATGACCGCGGCTACGCCGATGGATGGGCGGACGGCAAAACCGCGATCCGCGATCAGATTGACAGCGCCGTAGCAGCCGAGCGTGCCCGCATCATTGCCCGGTTGGCGCAGCACATCGGACCCCATGCCGATGTCGAGCTCGATACGCGCGACTCGTGGCTCAATGACCACGGTGCGATCCCGCTGGAGCGGATGGCATTCGCCCGCGAGCGTGAGATGCGGCTCAAACATGACTGCGCCGCCGCCTACGAGGCGCTGGCCGAGAGCTATAGACGAGAGATTGAGCGTTTGCGTGATGAGTAGCACCGTCAACATCCAGATGTCGCCGTTCTGGGCGACGGTGCTGTCTGGCGTTTTTGTCGCACTGACGCTGTCCGTGGTCTACGGCGCGGTCACGATCCGCGACACAGTGGCCGCGAATCAGCGCAATACCGAGCTGGCATTGCGATTGATCGAGCAGGCCGACGAGCAACGACAGGATTTGCGTCAGCGCATGACGACAATCGAGACGCGGATTGCGATCTGGGAAGACCGGCGAGAGCGAGACGCAGTGTGGCGCCCGCCCATGCCGGCTCCCGAGCCGCGGCCCGTCGCGCTGAATCACGTCGCATATCACAAATCCGGCGCGTCTCATGCGCGCACGTTTTCATTTTCCGACCCGGACTGAATTATGGCACTTACTGCACGCGAATCTGGCTATTACGTGCTCTATGTTGACGGCGAGGTGGTATCCGGACATGCGGCGGAGCGGGAGGCAATCGAGCGCGGCCAGCCGTATGCCGACGCCGGCCGGTCGGTGCACTATGTGCACGAGTACGTTGTCGATATCACCGCGGCGGATGATGCGCCCGAGACGCCGGACGACGCCGATGATTCTGGCGGCGAGCCCGACGACGGCCCGATCATCGAGCCGGGTGAGGATCACGACTACCCAGACGCACGTGTCGAGGCCAACATCGGCGGCGAAATGTTCGCGATCACGGTGCCGGCCGGTCAGCGGGCACAAGACGGCCGGTTGACGGCGTTCAACGATCCGATTGTGGGCGTGCCGTTGGAAAACATGCTCGCTGATAATCGCGAGACGCTGGCCGGGCGCTATCGGGTAATGCTCGGCGATCGCGTGATCTGCGACGACGATATCGAGATCCACGCGAAATGCCGGACGCGGCCGCAGCGTGACTGGGAGCCGACGCCGCTGTCCGAGCCCAATCGGTCGCTATTCCTAGATTACGGCGACCAGGCGGCGGGTGCGGACTGGACCGGCATCTACGACGACGGCGACAACGGCCCGATGGGCATCGGGTATCTCAATCCTGCGATGGAGACGACCGGCGAGCGGCCGGAGATCGGCCCGCGTATGGGGCAGGACGCTGCGGCGATGTGCGGAGCTGACGACAACCTGCTTGCGGTCGTGCGTGGCATGGCCGATGCGGCCGGCCCGTGGCCGTATCATCATCTCGACCCGCAGACCCTCGACTATATCGACACGCGCGATCATCCGCGAGCGACGACGCTGTGGGCGGCGGATGGCAGCGACAACCCGATTGCCATCGGCAGCGATTCGCCGCTGAGTCTGTCTCAGGCTGCGGCCCATGCGCCTGCGTTCGGCGTGGGCGGCTATGCGTTCTACGGCAGCGAGTTTGATCGGCAGAACATGATCGGCTGGGCGCTGTATACGGCCCGACTCTGGCAAAACCCAGCGTATTGCGCGCGAGACGGCCGATCAGTATCCGGCCCCGATCGTAACGGCTGGATGCACGGGCAGGTGCGAGGTATTGCCTGGTCGCTACGCTGTCTCGTGGACGCGCACATCGTCGCGCCGGACAACGCGCTCGTGCAGATGATGCTCGATGACCTCGCCGATTCGATGGTGTATCTGTTTGAAAACAAGCGCCCCGGCCCGGTCTGGTATCTCACGAGCGGTGGTTATTACAACAAAGAGGGCATGGCGCCATATCAATGGGATTTCCTGACATGGGCGATGGCGCATGCGGTTAACCACGGTCAGAACAAATATCGCCGTTTGCTTGAAAAAATGGCGCCGCTGACACTCCAGCGTGTCAATCATAGGCTGCCCGAGCTGGCGCCTGTATACAGCGTCGTTTATGAGCGTGACGGCGAGCGTCTCTATTCATGGGACGCGATGCTCAACGCGACAGCAGAGCGCAGTGGTGATATGCGCGAGGCGCTCAAGTGCGAGCCCGGCAGCCAAGCGCTGCAGGATATTTTCGGCAATGGCCGGCCGGGCGATTTTCTGGGCAATCCAGGCAGCGGGAGTGGCTATGCGGCCATTTTCGGCATGGCGCTAGCAGGCTGTGCGCAGGTGGGCGTCGAGGGTGCAGCGGACGCCTACGGCAAGTGGCTCAAGCGCTCGCGCTGCAATTTCTCGTGGAACCCGCAGTACGGCGTGCGCGCGTAAACAATGGCAGTCGCATTCGACGGCACGGGGTCGGCGTATTACACCTCGTCAGCCAATCAGCCCTCGACGAACCGCAATTCGGTACAGACATTCGGTGCCATGGTCCGCGTCGATGCGCTGCCCGAGGTCACGGCGTACATCCTGGGCTATAAGTCCAGCTATCCGCCGCAGCGTCGACACTGGTCGGTCGAGCCCAACGGCGATTGGTCCGGATTCGAGCGCGAGACGCAGTACGGCAACGAGTACATATTCGATTTCGGGTCGCACGGCGCGGACGGGCTCTGGCGGCTGCTGATACAGCGTCTCGACGGGACGGAGGTCCGCACCTACTACTGCGACATCAACGGCACACCCGTGCTGGGGCTCGATGCCGGGCAGTATGCCGCCGGCGAGCGAACATTTGACGCAGGCGAGACGCTCAGGCTCGGGCGCGCCATGAACACGACCGACCAGGCGGCATGCGCCCTCGCGGACGTTTGGCGCGTTGATGCCGTACTGACTGAGGCGCAGATCGCCGAGATTGCGGCCGGCACGCCGATTGACGAGATCGCCACCCCGGCGAACTGGTGGAAACTCGCCGATCCGAACGACACGACCGACTACGGCACGCAGGGCAATGATCTGATCGTGACCGGGTCGCCCATGGCGGCTGCGGGGCCGTCGTTTGGGGCGACGGGTGAGACGGTCAGCGCCGCCGTGCTGTTTTCAATGGGTATGCAGGACACGGCCTCGGCTGCTGCCCGGATTGCGGCCCGCGTTACCGAGTCGATGCAAGCGGGCGATGCGGGCAATGATCTGGCGCTGGCGCGCCAGGCGGTCGCCGATACGGCCATTGCAGACGATGACACGCAGAGCGTTGTCCGGGCATCGTCGGCCCTGGTCGATGGGTTGGCCGCGGGTGAGCAGTGGGCGATGGACATTGCGGCGCTGGGTCAGATTCAGGCCGGCGCCGCGTTGGCAGATCACGCACAGACCATAGCTGCCGCTCAGTCGGCGATGACGGCCGGGACCATGGCGTCGGATGCGTTCGTCGCAGCGATCCGCCAGGCCGGCCAATCGGCCACGCAGGATGCGGCGGTATTCGCCGAGAGTCTGAGGGTCGTCGTTGGGTCGATGGCTGCGATCGGCAGCCGCATGGCGCTGTCAGACGCGATGCACCCACGGGTGCAGCATGTTGTTGCCACGCTCAACGGCCTCTATCAAGCCGATCTGGCGCGGGCGCAGGCAGTGGCTCGGTCAGCACTACAGGACACCGCGACACTCGCGGTCACGATCACGGCACGCGTGCAGCAGCCGTCGACCTACGCATACGTCACGGTCGGCTCGATTTCGATCATATCGGCGGTCTCGGCTTCGATGGAGTACACGCCGGCTGTCACCGCCCGGGTGACGCTCAAACCCAACTGAGGGACATCATGCAGGACACCATCAATACGCGCGGGCTGTACAGGTTCCGCGTACGGGACGCTGCGGGCGTCGTTGTTGCCGACTGGACCGATCACAATCGCGTGGTCGACGAGGGTCTGGACTACGCGCTGTCTGCGGCGTTGGCGGGCGGCAGCCCGATCACGTCGTGGTATCTCGGGCTCACGGACAGTGCGCCTTCGCCCGATGCGGCGGATACCCTGGGCTCGCATTCGGGCTGGTCCGAGGTGACGGCCTATGACGAGAGCGCCCGCCAGGCGTGGACGCCGGGCAGTGTGTCCGGGCAGTCGGTCGACAATGGCGGCAGCGTGGCGACGTTCACGATCAATGCCGACAGCACGACAATCGGCGGCGCGTTTCTGGCCTCGGCGGATAGTGGCACGAGCGGCACGCTGTTTTCGATCGCAGCATTCTCCGGCGGCGACGTGACGCTGAGCGCAGGCAGCACGCTGGAGGTCACGGCCACGTTCACGGATAGCGCGGCGTAATGGCCACGTTCTACGTCGACAACGATGGCGTGCTCGTCGTCGATAACGTGATGGGCCACACGGGCCAGCCGGGCGATAACGGCACGCTGCAGGACGACGCCACGGTCGAGGCGACGCTGCTCAAGCCCGATGGCGCGAACGTCGACGATACGTTCTGGCCGGTGACGCTGGAACGCGAGGCCGAGGGCTATTACACCGCGCCGATCCCGTACGAGCACGCCAACATCAAGGGCAGCTACAAGCTGCTGCTGGAGATCACCCTGAGCGACGGCACGCGGTATAGCGCGACCGAAGAGGTCGATGTCGAGGATCGCGGGGTCTGACCGGTCGCCCCGCCGGCGCCCGCGGCGCACCACGATGGTGCGAGGGGCCCCTGGCAGAGGGTAGCCAGTTTACGGGCGAGGCGAATCGCGATTTTCGACTAATTTTCGAGCCCCTAGGGCAGCAGCAGCAGGCGAATCAATCGCTTGCGTGAACGGCTTGGAGAGGTGCACGAACTGCACAATTGATTGAGGTATTCCAGTGGGCGACACAGCGGACATCCGGAACGCCTATAACTGGAATGTCAGCAGCATCGCGAGGGCGTTCAACCTGCATCGGAACACGGTGAGCGCGCGGTTGAAAGACGCTGGCGTGCAGCCGGTCGGGCGTGAACGGAACGCCCCGCTGTACGCCCTCGCCGATGCGGGGCCGGCCTTGTTCGCCGGCCGTGATATAGGCGGCGCTTCGGTCGATCCGGACCAGATGGATCCGCAATCGCGGCGGGCATGGTTCCAGTCCGAGAACGAGCGGCTGAAATTCGAGCAGGACCAGCGGCACCTGGTCCCCGACTATGAGGTCGCGCAGGAATACTCGGTGCTGATCAAGGCGCTCGCCAACGGCCTCGACTCGCTGCCGGATGAGCTGGAGCGCGACTGCGGGCTATCGCCCGAGGCGCTCGAATCGGTGCAGGCAAAAATCGACGCCATGCGCGAAATCGTATACACCGAGGCAACGGAATGACCGGCGCCAGCGCTGTCGCGATTCGGCGAGACGTGGCCGAGATGCTGCGCCCGCCCCGGCGGATATCGGTATCGGACGCGGCCCGGGAGTATCTGCGCGTCGTCGACGGTGGCGGCAATGTCTCGCCCTGGTCGCC